TTACTTCTTTAGAGTAACCTTAGCCTTTGGATTCTTTGCGTTCCACTTCTTTGCAAGAGCGTTATACTCTGCAACATAAGTTGCCTTCGCAAGATCTGCAGAAGCCTTTGCTGCTGCTAGTTCTAATGCTGATGCAGTTTTTGCTGCTGCTGCATCTGCTTCTGACTTAGCAAGTGCTGCTTTTACAGTTGCAAGGGCAAGATCTGCACCAATTTTATCTGATGCACGAGCAGCAATCGCTGTTGCAAGTGCTGCATCTGCTGCTGCTTTAGCAGCAGTTGCTGCTGTTGCTGCTGCTGTTGCATCTGCTGCACGAGCAGCGACTGAGGCTGCTAGTTGTGCAGTAAGTGATGCATTGCTTGTAGCAAGATCAGAAACTGTAACAAACTTTGTAACAGACTTAACTGCTACTGGAAGTCCATCAACATCTGTTGCTGTAATAGCAAAACCAATAGCAGCATTACCTGCTGTTGCTGGATATGTAACTGATACCTTTGAGATACCTGTTGTTGTATCAGATGCTGCAGATGCTGTAGAAACTGTTGCACCTACAACTGTAACTACTGGTGTAGTTGCTGCTGGTACGTTTCCAAAAATATCTGTAACTGTAGTTGAGTATTCAACAACACTTGAAGTATTTGCTGATAGAGCAACTACTGGCGAGATGTTGTATGCAGGACCAGCGGTTCCCTTTACGTAGTATACATATGTGTTTCCGCCATTGGTAATTGTTACAGTACCTGAAGCAGTTGACTTTGTGTAAACATAAAATGTTGCTGTAGTTCCTGTTCCAGTGTTAACTGAATAGGATGTTGATCCTGAAGCAGAAGTTACTGGTGCTGACGCATCCCAAAGTGCTGCCACAATAAATGCGTTTGATGATGTTGCAGTTACAACTGTACCTGTATCAACACCTGTTAAAGCAAACTTTACTGCGTCTGCAGCATCTACCTTGTTATCAGATGGAACAGTTACTACTGCTGCACCTGCAAGTGTATTTGCATCTGTGTCTGCAACTGCGTTTACAGTTACTGCAATGGTAGGAACTGCTTGTGCAGTTGCCGTACCAAGAACTGTACCAGCCAAGGCTGCAGCCATGACTAGACTAATCTTTTTAAATGAATTCATTCGTTCTCCTTGTTATATTAGTTTTAGATTGTCAAGAAAGCTCTTGACGTCTTGAGGCATTTGCCTGTCTTCCAATTCTACCATAGCTCTCTGCTGTCTTGCAACTTTATCCGCAGAACCCCAGGTATGAATGTCTATTTCAACATTCATTTCCTTTGGAGTATGAGATATGGCTCCAAATACTGCCCCACAAACAGCATCTGCTAAGTCCTTAGACTTCTTTCTAGGGTGATCTACACGATTACCCTTCATGATCTTTAGCTCTGACATTTCTTCCAGAAGCAAGGGAATCATGGGCATAGCAACACGCTCTTCATAGATCATCATTGCTAAATCTTCGTAGTGTTTTTTGGCAACAGAAACAGTTTCAGTTCTTATACCAACTTGCTTTAATTCATTTTGAATATCAAATGACTGCCAACGGTCAAACGAAACCATTCCAATATTAAAACCTTGTCTTCTAAGGTTTTGAATCCACTGTTTAACTTGAGATAGGTCAACAGGTCCTTCTGATCTTGGCTCCCACCATGCTACTGCATCTACTACTACAATTGGTGCTACTTGTTCATAATCTTTAATTACCTGGATATTTACCCACTTGTCTACGTGAGCAATAGCAACTGCACACTTATCGTGCTTTTGTGCAAGGTCAGCATGAACATAATAAATCTTGTCTGGGTCTGGCGTAAAGTTTTCTGCAAACCTTCTAAAACTATCTACAGGGTTTGTCAATGTCATACAGTTAATAAGTTTATCTTTTTGCTTAAAGAAAGCATCTGATGAGTATGTTGGTGTACATAGGAAACGCATCATTGCATCTCCCAAGTCTGTTAAGAATGCAATCTTAAAGTCATCAATCTTTCTTGTAGGATTAACATCCCATGTTGGACGCTTGAGTGCAAATATCTTAGGAATTTTATATGAGAGTATATGGTCTTCCTCCCATGATATCTCAAAGTTATTGTCTGGGTTATCGTGTGGCAAGTCTTCATTAATAATAAACTTATGTGTCTTTTCTACTACTTCTTTGTCAGCAATTACTGAATCATACCTTTGAGAAATAAAGTCACCCTGATAGCGGGGGAATGAAAGAAGAACAACCTTTCCAAGATCAGGAAAACGAGAATCTACAGTACCACGGAAAGCTTTGTAGATATTATCAGCAGTCTTACCTTGCTCATTACCTGTCGCTACCTCTGATGCAAAGCCAGAAATCTCATCAAGTACTGCCATAAATAAGTTTAAACCTTCATGTGATTCACGTTCTGAGTGTCCAGAGTAAACAGTAATTGATTTATCAAACTCAATTGAGTCTGCCTTTGGATTATACTTTCCTGCAAACCATGGTGATTTTTCAATCTTTGTTTTAAATCCTTTAAAGAAAACATTCTTTGCTTGTTGTGCGTTAACTGCAACGTTAATAATATCAATAGCATCTGATGGTGGTTTTCCATAGTAAACTGCAGGATCTTTAAGACAAAGCATCTTATATACTACATATGCACATGCTACTGTTGATACAAAGTCTTTTCCAGATCCCTTGCCAAGTTGCAGAATAAGTTCATTCTTTGTATATTTTTTATAGTACTCTTCACCAGCATCGCCCATGATATCAACAACATCTTCTTTACGATATATCTGGCTCATAGCCTCAACAATTGTGTACTGAACTTCAGATAAGGGTGGTTGCCCAAGATAGTCTGGAGACTCAACAAATGTCTTTGCGTCAACAGGCTTCTCAACAAAATGATTCTCTTTTAGAACTTCAAAGAAATCATTAAACATCGTGGACAACTGTAATCACTTCTCCTTCTTTTGCAATAACAGATAGGCGTTGCATAATAACATCCCTTACTTCTGGATGCTCAGAGGCAATGTCTCTAAGTATTCCAACAAGAACTTCTTGACGGCGTTCAATTTCAACCATCTCTTCAGCAAGCTCTTTGTTTTCAAGAAGACCAGCTTTTTGTAGCATATCAATACGCTTGGACTCAATGTCCATAACAAGTTTAATTGCACCAGTTTTTGCACTAAGATTATTAGTCATGGAGGCTTCATCAATAACTTCATAAGACTTTAAAATAAGTTTGCTATAGTGTGCATCAGCACCAGCAAGTGCGTCTTTAGCACGAGCACGAATTGCTATATTGTTAGATGTTTTTTCTTTCCATTCATCAATGTATGCAACTACACGAGTTCGTGGAATTGCTAACTCTTTGGAAATTGTAGTTGGATCGCTACCTTTAAGGTATTCTCCAACAACATCGTTCATTACATCAAGATGTTTTACTAGCTCTTCTTCAGTTGACATATTTGCCCTCTAGTCTATTAATTTCATCTTTGATATAGAAGATTGCCTTTTCTAGATCTTGAATCGTTTTAGATTCATCCTTTAGTCCTGCTCTCCAAAGATACTTAAAAGCATTACCAATATTAAAATTCCTATGGCGAGTAATGTCTATGCACTCTACTCCAGAGGGGTCTGTTGTGTAATGTCTTGGATGGTTTACCTGATCAACTGTAATAGTTAGATTATCACTCATTTGGTTGCCTCATCACCTAGTCTTTTAAAACAGTTTAAACAATTTGTGTATGTTCTACCAGTAAATGGGCATGAAGATATTGAAGAGTCTTTATGCTTGCAAAAAGCTTGAGCAAACAAAGATTTAAAATAATTCATCATTGTCTTCATCATCTTCCCAGTCAAATGCTTCAGGAATACCTTTTAATGCTGTAGCAACATAGGTTAGTCCAACAGCACCAGTAACACATAGTGCAATAATAATCTTTTGTGCTTTATTCATCGTCTACTCTTTCTTAGTCCAAATTTAGCAAGATAAACGTAGATAGTCTCAACGCTTGACCCGCACTCTTTTGCAATCTCTTCTGGAGACTTCTTATCAATAAGAAATCTTTTCTTTAACCAAACTTCACTTGTATATAGTTTACCAGACATGATGTTATTTGTCAACTCCTATTGCTTTTGTCCAATTTGATAATGCCCAGTGACCAATACCACAAGCATCTGCCACATCATTATCTGTAATAGTTCTATCATAAATAGTATTAATAAATCTAATAGTGCGCTCTTTTCTTAGGTTTCTCTCATAAGATTTATACCAAGATACTGACTTACCTGGGTGTTGTGCACGTATTACTAATTGTTCTTCTTTAGATATCTTCTTATTCCCTACAAAATTCTGCCAAGTAATAGGAGATACCTTGC